AGTACAGATCCGGTAGCTGAGTCTGGTGCCACTCTTAGAACTTCTATTGGTATTGGTACTGGGGATACTCCTCAGTTTTATGGAGCTAATGTAAGCGGAAACGCTTCGATTAATAGAAGCGTAGCTATAGGATATACCGACGGTAGAGTACCACAAGCAAATTTAGATGTAAAAGGTAATACTTATATTAGTGGTTCTGTGAGCCTTGGAACAGCTCTTACTGTAGGTAGTGGTGGAACTGGTGCTACTTCTCTTACAGATGGTGGGGTATTACTTGGTAGTGGAACTAGTGCCGTCACGGCTATGAGTGTATTAGGTGACGGGGAAATGATAGTTGGTAACGGTAGTACCGACCCAGTAGCAGAGTCTGGTGCCACCCTTAGAACGTCTATTGGTGTAGGTACTGGAGATAGTCCTCAATTTACTGCTGTTAACATAGGCGCTGCTACAGATACCACCGTATCTAGGGCCAGTGCCGGTGATATCAACGTAGAAGGTAATATTGTTTACCGAGCAGGCGGCACTGACGTTCCAGTAGCTGATGGGGGAACAGGCGCTTCTACTTTAACTGACGGTGGAGTTTTATTAGGTAGTGGTACTGGCGCTATTACTGCAATGAGCGTCTTAGGTGATGGAGAGTTAATTGTCGGAGATGGTAGTACCGACCCAGTAGCAGAATCAGGAGATACATTAAGGACTTCAATTGGAGTAGGGGCTGCAGCGTCTGGAACGGTGATGCAGATATATGGCGCTAATACTACTGGAAATGTTAAATTAGCTAGAGGGTTAGCAATTGGGTATGCTAACGCAAAAGTTCCAGGAGCTAACTTAGATGTAAAAGGTAACGCTTACATAGGGGCTAATGTTTACGTTGCTAATACCCAGAACTTTAATAGTACTAACTATAGTGGGTTTCCCTATGACATTGCTTTTACTGCGGGTTTTGATTCTGATATGGCTAAAGAAGATGTTGCTACCGGAACTTATGGAGAATTAGTAATGGGCAGACCCGTAACTGTTGTTGGGGAAGCAGGTTACGTAGATACAGCTCCTACAGGTGCAAAACTTATTGTAGATATAGAAAAAAATGGAACTTCTATATACAGTACAAGACCGGAATTTGCTACTAGTGCAACTTCTTTAACTGCTGGAGTTTTAGGTGCTACTGCTGTTTTCATATCTGGAGATCGTATTACATTTAAAGTTGATCAAATAGGATCAAGTGAGCCGGGAGAAGGAGTTCGTTTTACTTTATTATGTAAGGTGTAAAATTATAATGGAGTTTATAAAATGGTTATAATGAAGGGGAAACAACAATGGCTATAAAAGTCCCAATAGCATTAGGAGGAACAGGTGCTGGAACAGCGGCACTAGCAAGAGCAAATTTAGGTATTGCTGCTAATGTTAGTGGTTTATATACTGATGTTACAATAGTTAACGCTAATGTTTATCAACCAAGTAACATTTACTTAGGTTCGGGAAATGTTCTTTTTGCAACTGTAAATGCAAAAGTTACATTAATTAGTGCTAATATTCATCATCCGCGTAGAACAACAATTGGGTCGTCAAACGTCCTTGTGTCTGTGGGTGGTTCTAATGTAACATTTGAAACTCCGGGTACCACTGTGGTAGGAGCTCAATTTAAAACCCCAGGAATTCATGATTTATCGACTCAAAGAATTGTAACTCTTAAAAGTAATAACTACTCAGCAAATCGAAAAGGGGACTACACAGTTCCTACTTTAAATATTAAAGCTAAGTATAATAACGTTGCTGTTAATACTGCGGGTCGTATTATTTATTCAAATCGGTTTGACGATCAAGCGTCAATGCCTGATACTGATAAATATGAAGGTTTTGTAGCGTATGATAGGAATCCAGGAGGGCCAGGAGAATTATTTGTTTCTAACGCTTTACAGCGACATAAAATTCTTATAGCTAACGCAGACGCTACTCCGGGAGCTAACAACACTTACGCTTTAGGAACTCCTGCTGCAAGATGGACTTATGTAAGAGTTGCTAACGATGTTATTGCTGGTGGTAACGTGCGTTCTAAAGGCGGGGCAGCTTTAGGGGGAGATCAATTTACAGTCACACAGTTGTATTGTGGGATTAATACTACTGATCCTCAATACGATTTAGACGTTCGTGGTAATGTTTATGTTTCTGGTAATTTAACTGTTAAGGGTAATGTGTATGTAGTAGATACTCAACACCTGATAGTTGACGACCCTGTTATAGAGCTTGGAGCCAACATTGTTGGTGCGCCAACTCAGGACGAAGGTATTTTAATGAATCGCGGTACATCTCCTAATGTATTTTTAGGATATGATGAAAGTCGTGATGAAATGGTAACTTCTTATACAACAGATCCTTCTAGTGTTTCAACTATTAATATAGCGGAATATACTACTTTCCGTGCTAATTCAGCTGTATTCGCCGTCGAGGGTGGAATAGGGGGGCATACTGATCAAGGTGATATGTCTAAAGTGGGTATTGGAACTGCTTCTCCTGGTCGTTATAAAGTAGATATACATGGTAATGCGAACGTAGGCATACTGACTGCAACTTCGTTGCGGGTAAATAATACGTCAGTCCCAACCCAGGTTGTTGTTGTAGGTGAAGCTATCGCAATGGCACTTGCGCTGGGTTAAAAGGAAAAACGTATGGCTGATGAAGAAATATTAAAACGAGAGTTAGATCATTATAAAGAAGATATTGAGCATCTCCATTCTCGAACTCAAGAAACTAAGGCTCAGATAACCACACATGAAGCGGTATGTGAAGAGAGATACCACAGTATTATGGAAGCTTTAAAACGTTTTGAAAAAAGACTCGATGGTGTTCACGAAGAGATGGCACAGCTTAAGACACTTGCTATTCAAGGAAGATTTAGTTTAAAAACAGCAATTTTTTTAGGGAGTCTAGTTTCGGGAATTGCAGCTCTGTGGTACACATTACGTTAAGGAAAATAGTTAGTGGCAAAAGAAAAATTTTTTAAAATTAATTTACATAAATTATTATCTCAAATTCCAATGGTTAACCAATTGGATTTGCAATTAAACCCAAGTCAATGGGGAATGGTGGATGGATTAGAAAGTCATCGGTTTTGGGTTCATATAGCAGCACGTCGAACAGGGAAATCTTATGCAGCTGCTTTACTAGCTTTCGCAAAGTTGTTAGAACCTAATACTCAAATAATGGTAGTAGCTCCTAATTTTAGTTTATCTTCTATTATTTGGGATTACGTTACTCAAATAATTCGTGACTTAAGAGTTGAGTGTGATCGTTTAAATCAAAAAGACAAAGTAGTACGATTAATTAATAATTCGACTTTTAGATTATTATCAGCAAATAATCGTGATAGTTTAATTGGACGTGCAGCTCATTTATTAATTGTTGATGAGGCTGCTGTTATTAACGGTGATGAATATTTTACACGGGATTTGAGACCTTCTCTTTCTACATATCCTGATTCTCGATGTTTATGGATTTCTACTCCTCGTGGGAAAGGTAATTATTTATATGATTATTATATGAGAGGAAAAGACGAGAAAGAGTACCCTGATTGGGGAAGTGCCGTATTTAATTGGAAATCTAATCCTCTTTTGAATGAAGCAGATATTGAAGAGGCTCGAAAAACAATGAGTAAAAATTTATTCGGTCAAGAATATGAGTGTGACTGGGTAACGACCGAGGGTAAAATTTATAACTTACAAGACGAAGTACATTTAAAAGATTTAGAAGATATTGACGAAAAAGATCACAGGTTTGATTTTATTGCCGGATTAGATATAGGATACCGAGATGAAACTGCTTTTGTAGTTTTAGCAACTGATGGTGAGAGATATTATACATTAGACGAGTATATTTCTAAAGAAGGTACGACTTCGGTTCATGCTGAAAATATTCAAGAACTAATCGACAGATGGGGTATTGAGTCTATTTTTATTGATAGTGCCGCTCAGCAAACTAAAGCAGATTTAGCTTATGATTATGATATTTATTGTGATAATGCGTTAAAGAGCGTTAATGACGGGATTGCGGCTATTCAAGTACTAGTTGACAATGAAAAAATATTTTTTGATTTAGAAAATTGTCGTCACACATACGCCTCGTTAAGCAGTTACCGGT